GCCGACGGCGCCGCTGGGACCGTATGCGTTGTATACCGCCTGGAGCAGTTGCATCGCATCGTAAATCTTCGCTGCCACAATCGACATGTACTGGTAATCCTGGCTATCCTCTCCCAGATAGAGGTCCTGCCCATATATCGTCTGCGCCTGCGCCACAAGGTCATTGATGATGTCCTGATAGGCCGGAATATGGAGCCCGGCAGAATCAATATAGGGCGCGAAGTAGGCCATCAGAAGGTCCCCCCAAAGGTCACCGTATCACCGTAGATCGTCACGGCGGTCCCCGAGTAGGAATAGGTCCGGGTCTTTTTGTCAAACGAGCTGGTGAAGGATGAGATGGAGGCCACGCCCGTGGTTGCCAAGATGCGCTGCTGCACCACGACGTCCACCGCCCGGAGGGACGCCTGGGAGCCATTTGCCCCAATCATCAACTGAAACAGCGGAAGACCGTTGGTGGTATCCTCCCACCATTCACCGTACAGCAGTTTCAGGTTCGTCTGGATTGCTTGGGCCACGGCGGCCGAATCCCGCAGGAAAACGTGCATATTGCCCAGCTGATAGTCCCCCGTGGCGCTCAGTTGTCTGTAAAGGATTGTGGACACCCCCTATGCCGGCGGCCCGGTGTCGCCGCTGCCCGTCTGCACGCCGCCGTGGATGTGGCTTCCGAAGTCCTTATCCCCGATTGTCGCGGACGCCAGGGTAGAAGCTCCCCCGGTGATCGACTCGGAAACGTCGAGGGCGCCGCTCACATTCAGGTTACCGTTGACGTTCACGGTGGCGGCAGTGATGTCGATTTCGCCCTGTTTGACGGTCACCTTGGTTGTGCCGTCCAGGGAACGCAGCTCAGCCGCAGTAGTGTTATAGCTCTGGATCACTCGCGGCTGGCTCCAGGGCCCCGGTATACAGATGGCGTCCGACAGATCGTGGCGCCGTATGTCCTCCTGGTTCTGGACGCCCCCGTTGGCCCACCATGCCGAATAGTCCATGTCGGCGAATATCACCAGCACTTCGTCGCCGGCCTGGAGCGGCATCGTCAGCACGAAGTCTCCGGCTCGGGGAAACACCACGGCCACGTCGAGCAGCACCGGCATCTGCACCCAGTTGAGATTACCATGCTGATCGCGCCATCGTTCCCGGACGGCCGGCTGTACACTGGCCACCTGCGCCACCGGGTCGAATGAAACAACGATGCCCGGGATCGCCACCCGGACATCGGTCTTGAGTTTGTCGTGCTGGCGCCGGACCTGTTCCAGGTCGTTTCCGGCGCGTTCTCCGTACGTGACGGCCATTTTACCACCTCATAGCGGGTTCTGCGCGCCGCTGGAGATCATGTTTGGCAGCACGCCGGTCTGGGATACTGTGTTCACCTCGGTGTACCAGTCCTGCCCCCGGGTGTCCCCCCGGTGGCACAGGCTTATCACCCGGTAGATGCCGTCCTGATCAAGTTGATAGATTGGTTCCCCCACGCTGTACTGCTGGTTTCGCACCAGCGAGTTGTCTATATGGATCATCGAGCCTATCTTGACCTGAGGGTTGAGCAGCATCCGAATACTAACACCATACTCCTGCTGCTCCGGTACGCCGATAAGACCCGTCTGGGGCGTCAGGTCAATGATCTCGTCCGTTGGCGGGTCGCTCGGATGGATAAAATTGATCTTTCCGTCCTCCATGTAGTACGCCATGCCTTCGGACTTGGCGATCTGGCGCAGCACGTCCACGGCCAGGCCGAAGACCACCTTGCCCCGGGACAGCCGCTTCGTATCGTCGAGCGACGACGACAGGATTCCTATGTCCGTAGGGACGCTGCATGAACTGGCTACCTTACCGATCACCTGGCGCGCGTTCTGGCCGCGCAGCAGGCTGAAATTGGCCGTCCCGTATGCGTAGAAAATGTCGCTGTCCATGCCCACCAGTTGCAACACGAAGTCTGTGCCGTTCTCCTTGTACCGGATCGGCTGGATGACGTTGAAGTCCATCAGCATCCCGTACTGGCTGCCCACGTAGCCGCCGGAGACCACGCACCGGTAGCCCTCCTGAATGATCGCGTTCTCCGTTTCCGGGGAAAGGTTGTATATCGTCACCGTGCTGTAGTTTGGCTGCACGAGCATGGTCTTGTACAACTCGAACTTGCAATGCAGTTGCGAAACGTCCAGGGCTTTGTCGCCGTTCAGGTCGCTCACGATCACCTGGTACTTGCGGCCATAAAGCACATCGCCGTACTGGGCGCTGTTGGGCACTTCCTCGAAGTTGGTCTTGGGCAGCGTGATATTCTGGAGCGGCCCAAAGAACGACGGCGCCCCGGCCCCCGACATGGAAGCGGGGGTACCGGCGGTGGTGCCCACCGTCGAGGCGGCACCGTCCATATATTGCAGATACGCCCCGCTGTTATAGGTGCTCCAGGCGTGCAGCCCCTGGCTCTGGTAGACGACCAGGGCGGCCTGCGCGTTGTTCGCCGGCACGAAAAGCCATTGCTCCCAGTCGTCCGGGTTGCTGGAGCCGGTGAGGCGCGTGAGCATCGCGCCGTGTATCGAATTGATCTGCCACAGGCCCCAGGACGTTGACCCGTCGGATGCCTGGGGCCGGTCGGTCAGGCCGTAGTCGCCTTTGTTCTGGGGATCATAGCCGGACTCGGCGCCGGCGATGGCCACCATGATCGGCTGCACGTCGGCCGGGAAGGCGGCCGCCACGGCCGCCGCCGCGTCGCGCGCTGACATATGCGGGCCCCCTTACGCCGCCGGTGCCGAATCGCCCCATGCCAGGGCAAACGACGTTCCGAGCGACGTGTCGTCCGGCGAATCCTGGCTCGTGTTGCCGAGGTTGACCAGGCAAGCCGACCCAAGCTCCAAATATTGATACTGCCCCAGGATGTCGGCCGCTGGATATTGCCCCACCAGCAGCGGTATCGAGTCCAGAAGCACGTTCCCGTACTTGTCCTGCACCGTCATCACCCAATAATTCGCCTGGCTGTTGTACCGCACCCGAAGCCGCAGGGTTAGGTTTTGCCCGTTCACCGGGATGGTAACGGTCATTTGCTGGTCCGGATCGGTCGTCAGGGGAATTATGGAGTAGTTGGCGTTGGAGGATAGGCCAGCCACGGGATTCGCCTCCCAAAAAAGAGGAAGCCCGAAGGCTTCCGGAAAATCTGAAACCGAAGTCAATCGTTCAGTTTTCTTTTTGCATATAACAGCGAACAATCTGTATATATTCGCCGTTTTTTACGGATACATACCTTTGATTGCGAAAGTTATCGTTTACGACGAGGCTGTCCAGGGACGTTGTGGCGTTGCTGTAGACGGCCATATACGCTGTGGTATTGCTGTTGTCAATTAATCTGTATGTCCCGGCAGGGATATCCGATCCAACCGCATACATGCCTTCTGGAATATGCTTTACGTCCACCATTTTCTCTTCACTGTTCGGCATGGTTGCAGAGTTGGAATACGTTGCCTGCGATTGGACGTGCTCCCAGTATACGCCGTCATACCATCCAAATACAAAAACCGCCAAAGCCGCCAAGAGGTAAATCGGAAGCAGCCACCAACGAGACCATGATTTTTTTTCCACTGCTCATCCCTCCTTACCCGACATATTACCATGCCCGGGCCAGGGGGTCCAGTGGGTATGAATGCGCACTGGTCATCACTGCAAGGTCGGGCTGCCGGTGAGCGCCTGCGAAATCTGCGAGAGGATGCTTTGGCTGGGCTGCACCGGCTGCACGGTTCCCTTCGGCGTGGAGTCGGTGGTCTGGGGTCGCGCGCTGATCTGCACCGTCTTGACCACGGCCACGAAGATTTCCTGGAGCACCACGGTGGCCCGGAGGCCGTGGGCCGTCTTGTTCGTGTCCTGCACGCTGATGCTCTGCACCAGCATGTTGTTGTACGTCGCCAGGCGCGTGGTGACCTGCATCGGGATGCGCTGGGCCTTGAGCGTTTGCAGAACCGAATAGGCGGTCACCGACCGCGAGACACCCCCGGAGAACTGCCCGGGGATGATGTCCGTGCAGCAGTCGCTCATCCCGATGTCGAACGTCAGCTTCTGCGGGTTGACGTAGGCATTGTCGGCGACGGCCGCGCCCGACTCCACCGGATGGGTGGTGATCGTCACATCCCCGTCGTGTTGGACGGAAAAATAAGCGTCAAACACGAAGCCCCCGATGACCGTATGCACATAGACGGGGGCCACCACGGCCGCGACCGGCGCTGCTGGAGGGCCCGTGGGGTTCAGCGAGGACCCGGGCGCGTATGGGTAGAAGCCAGACGGAAGGGCCATCAGCCGGTCACCCCCTGCAGGTAGCGGATCAAATTGCCGCCGGCGGACTTAACGGCGGCTGCAACCTCGCGGCCCACGGCTTGAGGGTTGCCGACGGGCGCCGTAACGGTGACCGTCACGGGCATCGAAACGTTTATCGGAGGCTTTGCCGGGGCCTTCTCGGCGCCGACCGGTGCTGGCCGGAACACAGCCGTCGCTAGGTTTCCAAGCCCGTTTCTGATTAGGTGAAGCAGGTCGTCGTGGTTCGTTACCTGGGCACCGACAGGTAGGTTAACCAGCTCTGGCCCCTGCTCGCCGACCAGCGTAGGTCCGCCGGAGGAAGTTCCACCGGAGGCTTTTTTGTCAGGGTGCAGTCCCGGCAGCCAGCCGAGCCCCATGGCGTTTAGAAGATTGTACGCCATGTCACCGATCCCTCGAAGGAGGTCTTGCAGGCCTCCCTGCATGTTGGCCCGGGCCTTTTCATCCTCACGGAGTGCCTGTGCGGTGTTGCCCTTGGCGGCGTTGATGTCAGAAGCTATTCCCTCTCCGGTCCCGCTAAGCACCTTAATGGCTCCTGCGATGGCCGTCAGAATGTCAGACACAGGCTTGAGCGCCGCCGCCACCGCGCTGGCGAAAGTCTGAATTGCGGATTGCTGGCCGACCATACCGACAATCGCCTGAATAACGTCCCCAATCGCTCCGAGCAGGCCGCCTTTGCCGTCTTTCCCCACCAGCGCCACGGAAATTTCTTCGAGGGCATCCCGGTATGTCTTGAGCACGCCCGTGTCTTGCAGCTTTTTGTTCATCTGGTCGATCCACGCCCACAGTTTGGGCAGCGCGGACTGACCGTGATTCTCGTATGTGTAATAGTCGTCCACCAGCAGGAGGAGCGCGGTCATCCCGGCAATGAGCGCCGTGATCGGATTAGACAGGGTGAGAATGAGAGCCCCCGCCCCGGTCATCATCCCGAGAAACTTTTTCGTGGCCTCGCCCAGGCTGTCCCACACCCGTATAGCCTCTTGGCCGACCAGGGATATGGCGTTGGCCAATCTCACGACGTCGGCCGCCACCTGGGCCACGTCCTTGGTCCACACGGGCATGTTCTTCGTGATTGCGTCGTTCAATTTCTGCATCCAGTTCTGCGCGTTGCCTATCGGGCCGGCAAGGTATTTCGTAAGGTAATAGCCGATCCAGTAGATCGAATAACTGGCCTCCAGCTTCAAACGCTCGAACTGAAAGGTGAGGTTCTGCGCGCCCTTCATCGCGTCCTGGAAGCCGGGCACGGACATCTGGGACGCTTGCTGGCGCAATTGGATGAATTGATTCATGAGCGTCGGCGAGAGATAGAGGTCTTGCAGACTGGCCCCCAGGGCCTTGAGGGAATTACGATACGCAACGGCGGCATCGTAATTCATCCACATTTCCCGGGCGAAAATCTCATTCTGGATTGCGGCCTGCCCCACCTGGGAAACAAACTTGCCGACGGTCACGGTGGCCGTCTCGATGAAAGCCACATACGCCGCGGCCGTCGTTCCGGCTGCGGCCAGGCTGAGTTCCTGGGCAGTGGCGGCCTTCGACACCTTCTGCCCAAACTGTTCTATGGACTTTTGGGCCTGCTGGAAGGATGGCATGTCAACGCGATAGCCGAGCGAGACCAAATACTCTCTGATGACGTTCAGCATTTACGACAGCCCTCCTTCCCGCGCGTTCTCCCGTGCCCATTCCTGCGCCCGTTGCTCGTTCTCCGCCTTGACGGCCATGACCTCGTGAATGTCCAGAAGGTCATCCAGCGTGTATGTTCCGTCCCAAAGCTCGTGCTGGCGCCAGTAGCCGGCCACCACTGGGGCGAACAGGAACTCGTTTACTGTTGGGCATCGGGCGGCCTCAAATCCTGGAACCCCTCGTTCAGGGAAGACAGGAACTCGGCGTCGAAAAAATCCGCCACCCCAAACAGCAGCGCCTGCACGGTGAGGGCCAGGACCGTCTTGGTGTCGTGTTCCAGACCGCTGACCCCAAAATTGCCGTTCTCGTCGAGCACCGGGCGGGGTCCGGCCGGAAGCACCTCATAGCAGACTCCAAGACACTCTTTCTGGAGTGCCACGAAATCCGCCTTGGACATCGGCTTCCCGTCCTTGGGCGCCGGAATGCCGGCCGCTGCCCCCATGCCTCCCGGAAGTGCCTCTGCCATGAGCCGATATGCCAGGTAGGAGCCGGTCCAGGCGTCGAACTTGCGGACCTGCCATGTCCGGCCCCCGAACTCGAACGTTTTCACTGTTGCGCGCTTATCCACTGCTTATCCCCCTTATGCCTCACTGACGCTTTCTGCGAGGATGGTCCAGGTGAGCAGTTGGCCCTGCGCCTGGTACACCCGGTCGGCGCGCTTCTGGAGGGAGCAGTTGTTTAGTTGGTTCTGGTCGCCCATCACAGCGGCGTCGAGGGTGACGGTCAATTGGTTCCATTCGCTGGCCGGGGCGGACCGCAAATAGTTGTACAGCCCCAGCAGCCATTTGTGGAGTCCGCTGGTCTGCTGGATGGCCAGGGCCATGCTGCCGTTTTCGCCCTCCACCTTGCTGGTCATGATGTTGCCGTCCGCCGCCACGTCTTGGACGGACCGGTCGGTGGCCATGCTGATCGTGGCCGTTCCGATGCCCGCGCCGGAGGCGATGTATTGTCCATACGCCGGATGGCTGAACACCGTCGTGGTGTCCAGGAAGCTATAGATCACCTCATAACACCTCCTACTGCTGCACGTACACGGCGATGACCACATTCTGGATCGCGCCGGCCAACGACGGAATCACGTAGACGGGCGGCGATTTCCGGGCCGCGCGGTCCCCGGAACTCTGGTTCGCAATCAGGTCCGACAGCACCAGGTAGCCGTCGCTCAGGGTGTCGCCGGTGTTGAGCGTCTTACTGCCGACGGTCAGCGGGGGCCCCTCCCACAGGCCGGCCGCAAGGAAGCCCGTGGACACGGCCTTCTGGCAGGGCCCTTTGATGGCCTGGCGCAGCATGGTCATGCCGCCCTCGGTCTGAGGTATTTTGTTGTTGGCCACCAGAAGGTTCATCACCGCGTAGGTAATCTGACTCACCATCTGGTCGAGCCCCAAAATCTCGTCAAACCACATTCCGCTGGCCATGGCGCCGTTCTGGAACAACTGGTAGGCGTTCCCGTAGGTAGCCACGAAATTCACGTTCTGGGCCACGAGCCCGGATGCCTGCGTTTCGGTGAGGGTCTCCGGCGCGACGCCCGCGATCACCTTGTTGGCGAGGCAGAAGGATGAGTTGGCCGCGCCGGTGTTGGCGCCCATGGCGTACCCCATGGCTCCGGCCGCCGCGTTGGGCGTCTGAGTGCTGTACTGGGTCAGCGTCCGCATGTATTGCAGTTGCTGGAGCGCCAGCCCCACGCTGCCGGTGCCGTCCGTGTCCACCGCGCCGTTGGCCGCTCCGAGTTTGAGCACGGCGGCCATGTCGTTCGACGCGCCGTCCGCGATCCGCACCCGGGAGAGGGGGCCCTTGGAACCGCTGGTGACAACATATACTCCGCCCGTATACTGGACGGTCACGGCCGCATACTGATTGCCCAGCGCCTGGACGGCCGCCTGCAACGCCGTCGCTATCTCGGCGCCGGTGACCAAAGACGCCGGGTTCGACAGAGTGATGCTGTGGTAGGTCGGCGTCAGCCCGTACACATCGGCATCCACGGCAATCTGAAGGGTGCTCTCCGAGCTGGTCAAGGAGGTTGCCGGGGTCGCACCGCCGGTCTCGTAGCCAGCGGTCAGAGGAGTCGCGGCAAGCACCGCCGCGTCCGCCACGGTGGCGAACTGCACGCCGGCGGGGGACATGCTGTTCACGTACCCGGCTATCATGAGGATGTCCTGATCCGACGCCCCGCAGACGGTGCAGACATACCAGTTAGGGTTCGCCGCCCGGCACGCCTGCACGGCGGCCAACGCAGTCTCGACCGCCTGATTCCAGCGTCCGATGAGCACCTGGGCCGGTTGCGGCGTCTGGCTGAAATAGAGTTGGGCGGCCAGATACTCGGGCGACGTGTTGGAGAATCCGTCCGACAACATCCCGGCCGTGCTGGAATACAGGCGCACGCGGTCCTGCGGCGTGCCGGCGATAACCGTGCTCTGGCCGACGATGAGCCCGAGATTGAAACTGGGCCCGACAGCGGCGGCCGGCGAAATGGTCACCGAAATTTGGACGATGTCCGAGAGGGACAAAGTGCTCACGGGGCTATCTCCTCCTCAAACAGGCCGCCACTGGTCTCGGCCTCGATAATGATTTGCGCCGTCTCGAGATACGGCACGTTGGTGTACAGGATCACCGATTCGTTGAACCGCACCCGGAAGTGGCCAACCTGCCAGAATTGGCCTGCGAAAAGCTCGGGAGCCCACTCGATGTAATAGTCCTCCGGGATAAACGCAAGGTTGCTGGCCGCGAGGGTCTGGGTCGTCGAGTCCAGATACAGGCAGTCCAGGATGGCCTGCGCGGTTTCCTCAGCATTCGGGCCGTAGACGTCGAACTGCACGGCGCGAACGCGGACGTAGCTCTCGGTCACCTGCACGTGGATACCGTCGCCCACGTCCTGGCCGTACTCAATGTCCCGCTGTTGGGTGACGGGATCGGGCTCCAGGGTGCTCCGCATGAACACCTGGTCGGTCCCGATGTCCCAGCCGGGCGAGCCGTCCTCCTGCCAGCCGATACGCACGCCGGAGTTGGGGTCGAGGCCGGTAAGCGACACGGCCAGTGCCTGGATGATGCCATCGAATTGCTGCTTGGTCAGGATCTGGTTGGTCGGCATGTCTTCACCTCAATCGCCCGGCATGTAGACGGCGGTCGCTTTCCAGTACGCTGCCACATCCCCCCAGGGGGCAACGGAACGCACCCGGTAGCGGTATCCCTGGTACAGCACCTCGTCGCCCGTGCCGGCGTTGCCCTGGCCGTCGTTCAGGTGCGTGGGGAAAAGCCGCTGGTCGGTGAGTACCGTGATGGCGTAGGCTATCCGGTCGGCGTCAGCCCACCGTTCGGCCTCCTGCTCGGATGCCGGCAGAATGATGGCCGTGACCGTGACCGGCGTTTCCTGCTCCACGAACACGCCGGCCTGGAAGGTGCCCGTCTTGCGGTAGACGGTCACCTGCTGACTGCCTAGGTCGGTATCGTAGAGAACCTCGGACAGGTCCATCACGGCCCACCCCCGCCCGTGTTCCGTATGACGTATGTGATCGACTTCCGTAGCTGCCCAGTGTCGATGAGAGGCCGGTCGCTCCCCTTTCGCTTGACGGTCCGGGGGGAGTTGGGGGCCCATAGGTTTTTCGGGTTGACGAACCACATCCGGACGCGCGACGCCGCATCCATGCCTGTCCGCTTGAGCGCGTTCATCACGCCCACCTCGTCCCCGTCTGACGCGGCCATCGCACCCACCTTGAGATCAGCCACGATTGCGGCCTTGTTCTCGGGGTCCTCGATGGCCGGCTCAATGATCGGCCTGGGCGGGATTCGCCAGTCTCCCTTGCCGCCGTGCTGACTCATGTAGAGTTGCAGCGCCTGCCGATATGGCATCCCCTTCGCCATGTTGTCCAAGAAGCGGTCGTACTGCAGCGTGTGCGGGACGCCGTTCGCTCCCATCATCATCTGATCCATCTCGGCCTGCATCCGTTTGGAGCGCACGCCGTGGGTGTGGATGTAGCACAGTTGGGCGTTTGTGATCTTGCCCCGCTTGCCGGCCTTTTCCTCCGGGATGCCGACGAGGATCGGGGTGGTGTT